AAAAATAATCGTGATAAAATTGTAGAAAAATATCAAAAAAATAAAGATGAAATTTTAGAAAAAAAAAAACAATATTACAAAGATAATGCTGATAAAATATTAGAACAAAGAAAACAATATCAACAAGATAATGCTGATAAAATATCAAAATATAGAAAGGAAAAAATAGAATGTGATAAATGTAAATCTATTGTTTGTCGTGGTGATATATCAACCCATAAAAAATCTAAAAAATGTTTAAATTATAATATAGGTAATAATTAGTATAAATGGATAATAACATAAGAATTCAACAATTACTAGACAAATGTGAAGCAATGGCGATATTAAGTAACCGAGCCAACGAATACTGGGGTTTAATAAAAACGATATTTCAAATACCCCTGATATTAACTGGTTCTGTAATGTGTATTTTGAATAGTTTTGATGATGGTAAAACTGCTGATATGAAAATACCCAACGTAATCGTAAATGGATTATCAGTATTACTACTCTCTTATCAAAATCAATTAAAAGTATCAGAAAAGGTAGAAACATTTAAAAGTCTTAGTAATAATTTTTTATTATTAGCACATCAAATAGAAGGTTTAGAACCTGATGAAATTGATAGAAATATGGTTAATAATTTGACTGATAAATATGATACATTTGTTATGGGTTGCGAATTTAGAGATATTCCTAAAAGATATAAATTAGAAGTTAGAAAAATAATGAAAGGTAAAACTTTACCCTTACAACTTAATGGAGGCTCTGGATTAGTAGATAGAAATAGCAAAGAAATTGTATTAAGCAATATAGGCACGATAAGTGAGGTTGTATAAATAATTTATTTTTATATATTAGATATGATAAAATATATTCAATTATTAAAATCTAAAAAAGAAAATAAAAGATTTGAAGCAAAGTTCTTTGATATAGACAGAGAAAAAATAAAATCTGTTAATTTTGGCTTGAAAGGCGGAAACACATTTATAGAACATAAAAATACAAGAACAAAAGATGCTTGGATCGCTCGTCATCGTGTAACTGGCGATTGGACTAAACCCGATACAGCTTCATCACTCGCTTTTCATATTCTTTGGAATAAAACAACTCTTTCTGCTTCATATAACGATTATTTAAAAAAATTCAATCTTAAAAAATATTAATTTTTTTTTTTCTTAACTTTAAATAAATGAATAACCCTATATTGCGGAGAGTTCCTTATAAATATGTAGAACATTTTATTATGAACGCTAATAAAAAAGATTATCAAAATAAATCATATACTTATGTTATTAAATATGATAATAAAATACGATTAGGGTATTCTAATAATATATATGATAGATTTAATACTCATTATAAAATCAAAGGTTGTGCGCAAATTTTAAGATTACAGAGATTTTATACAGGTAGAGATGATAATCAAAATTTTATAGAAAGACTTTCAAAATATAATGAAAATAGTATTATTCACGATGCGATAAAAGAAACTACTATATTAAAAACCCACGATGACCTTATTTCTGGAAAATATAAGATACTTGATATGGATAAATAAAAAATAAAAATATTGTCATATAATAGAATGTATGTAATAGTGGGAAAAGAAGATTGTCAGCAATGTTATGTTTTAAAAAATTTATTGTTCGCAAAATCAATAGACCATATATATATGGAAAATACAGAATTTAAACCAGATTTTATAGATTATCTTAAAAAAACAAATAAAACTTACCCGATGGTTTTGGAAGTTAAAAACTTTGATTCATTTCAAAATATGATGAGTTGTTTTAGAGATTTAAAAAATTGATTCATTTTTTTCCGCTCGTTTTTGTTCCCTTAACATAGCCTTACGAACTCTTGCTTTTTCCTTCATATAAGCTTTATAACCCGCATCACAATCATATTTATTTTTTAGATAACTACGCATATAATTATTATTCTTCTCTTTTAAAACAGGGTCTGCTTTAATTTTCTCCCACGAAGTCATATTAAAATATTATAGTTCCTTAATTCTTATATATCTATGGTTTAAGAAACCCATTTAAGGATATGACGAATATATAATATTAACATTAAATAGACCCTAAATGATTAATATCAATGACTCCTATTTTTACGAAAAAATTAATTTTGTAAAACTTAAAATTATTATAGATAAACGCACCGAATATGAAAATATCGTTGATAAAGAAAAAGAAGCTGACGGATGTGATAAAAAAGCAAGTATATGGGCTATTATGAAAAAAATGTATAAACAAGTTGAAAAAATCCCATTTAGTCAATATGGTTATATTAAAATCAAATATCAAAAAGGCAAAAATTGTAATGATATTGGTAGGTGGTACGCAGAAAATGGGTTGGGATTAGCACCTATTAAATCATGTATTCGCCACACTATATGTGATGATATTTGGGTTGATATAGACCAAGTTAATTCACATCCTACTATTTTAAAACAAATTATGAAAATACATGAGTTCTCATCTCCTTTATTAAATAAATATGTTGAAAATCGTGATGAAGTATTAAAAGATATTATGAATGAAGAAGGTTTTACAAAAGATAATGCCAAAGACGCAGTTATTTCTACTATTAATGGTAAAAGTTATAAATCCAAAACATTACTTAAATTACATAATGAGCTTAAATTACCTATTAATAATATTATGACATCAACAAAGTATATTGACTTTTATAATTATTGTAAAAATACATTTGGTGATAAATGTAATTTGTGGGGCAAAACGATGAGCCGTATTTTACAATATGAAGAAAATAAAATGCTTGAATGTTATATCCAATATTGTTATAATAAGGGATTAATTGAAAAATATAAAGATGGTTATAAAGTGTCTCTGGTTTTTGATGGATTTCAACTTATGAAAAATGATGCTATTAATGATGAACTATTAGAAAATTTAAGATTATATGCGTTAGATAATACAGGGTTTGATGTTAAACTAAAAGTTAAACCCTTTGATAATGCTTTAAAAATTCCTGATGAATATTATGATTTAAATAATGAAGAAAATAAAAATGATGATGAAGATGATGATTATATTGACCCTTCTATTAAATCTTATGAAGACACTAAAATTGATTTTGAAAAAAATAAATGTAAAATTATGTTTCCTCCAAGTATATATACTTTTGGGGCTACAAGTAAAGACCAATTACAAAATTTTAAAAACGCAAAAGATACTTATGGTGATATTATTTGCTATGTTGTTGAAAAAAATAAAAAAAAGCTTAAAAAATTTATTTATATGTGGCTTGATGACCCAAAGAAAAGAAAATATACAAATGTTGTATGGAAACCAACACCTCTTATAGCTGATGAAGATGAATACAATATATGGAAACCGCTTGATATTGCTAATGTTCCTTTAATTAAAACTGAACGGGATTATTGGAAAGAATTTTTAACATTTTCAAATAATCTTTTTGAAACAGAAGAAGTAACAAATTATATTTTAGCAAGATATGCATTTAAATTACAAAATCTTGGATTAAGAACGCATGTATTAGTCATATATAATGGTTTAGAAGGTGCGGGTAAAAGTTCTTTTATTGAAGTTATATATAAATTATTTGGTATGAATAATATTGTATTCATTGATGATAGTAAAAAGTTATATGAAAAACATTCCACATTTGAAAAAGAAAAATATTTCCTATGTGTCAATGAAGCAAGTGGCACAGACAACTTTAAAAACAGCGACATTTTAAAAACAAGAATTACAGAAAATGTTTTAAGTATTAATCCCAAAGGCATTCAAGCATACGATATTGAAAATCTTTGCGATTATGATATGACTACTAATAATACTAATGTTGTCAAAATTACAGATGATAGTACTCGTAGATGGTTTCAACTTGAAACAAGTAATTATTATTTAGGGAATGTTGATTTTTTTAATGATTTTAAAGAAAACATTTTTAATAATGATATAGCACTACGCCAAATATACGAAGGGCTTATGAATTATAAATGGAAAGATATTGTTAAATCAGGCAATTTTCAAGATAGCACATATAAACCAATTACAGATATAACTAAAATGGTTAAAGAAAGCAATAGAGATAAAATGATATGGTTTTTTAAAGACCTCATAAATGATTATACTATTGAAGGAGAATTAACAACTTTTAAATTTACTAATAAAGAATTATTTAAATTATGGAGGGAATGGTGTGATGGTGCTAATATATCTAATTATGATATGAATATTATTCAATTTGGTATTAAAACAACCCAACTAAATAAAAAGATATTTGCTAAATCAGGTGAGTACTTTATTTATAAAGATACTAATAATGGTTATAATATCATTTATAGAAAAGAGTTTTTTAAGTTCATGAATACATTAGATGAATGCTAACTTATTTTTATAATATTTTTTGAAGTCTTTTAATGGCTAAAAATGATGTGATTTCTATAAACCCCCTTAACCTCCTTATGATTTTTAACAACCCCCTTACCAACCTCCTTATAGACCATTCTCATATATCTTTTATAATACTATATATATTATTATTATCATAAATATATTAATAAGGGGGTTAAGGAGGTTATAGTATTATATAGAAAATTTGAGAATGAAAAAAAAAATTTTAGGAAGGAGTTACTCAAAGAAAAAATAAAAAAAAAAAATGTTAAAATAAAGCGATTAAAATGGGATACCCCACCCCCTTAACCCCTTTTAACCTCCTTAATTTAAGAAACCCATATAAAGATTATCTGTTATAATTAATCAATAATGCCTCCTTTTGATCTGTTCAAAAAAGGATTAAAAGAAAAATACAATTTAACATACGAAGATGTAAGAGATAACTATAAATATTGTGGTGGTAATTCAAAAAGTCATTTGAATTATTGGGTATTAATAAATAAAGATAAAGAATTACCAAAAAAAGAAAATAGCTGTGTATGTAGTCATAAAATTCAAGAGAATTGTTATATAACCGATGGAAATAATATATTAGTATTAGGAAATTGTTGTATAAAAGCATTTGTAGTAAAATGTAATAGGACTTGCGAAAATTGCGGAGAGACACATAGAAATAGAAAAGATAATAAATGTAATAAATGTAGGGAGAAAGAAAAAAGTAAATGTGTTAGTTGTAATAAACAAATACAAGCAAGATATAAAAAGTGCTATGATTGTTATATAAAATATTATCTTTAATTTTTTTATAATCTATAATATAGAGAAGATGAGTAAATTTAATCCATTATTTCAAAATAATAATAAGAAAAACGTTGAGGTTGTAAGACCACAAATAATCCAAAATACTATAACGCAGACAAAAGATAATATAGTAATTGATAAACTTATAAATGATAAGGTTTTAATAGGAAATGGCGATAAAATCATATCATCACAATACTCTATAAAAGACCTTATACAAGAAACAAAAAAATTAGTACCCCCACCGCTACAATCTGGGGACAATATTTTAATAAAAGACAATAAAATCTCATCATTACGCTATGACGACACCAATTTAAAGAAAATCATAGAAGACACTCACAAAACACACGAGAAACTAATCACTAATATATCACAGGATACCACAAATTTAAAAAATCAAATTAAAGCGAATAGTGAAAATATGTTAAATAACCTCAATTTGTTAAAGAAACAAGTAGAAGAAGAGCAAAAAAAGGGCGGTGTAATAATAGAAGAAATTAAAAATATCTCCCAGCATTATGATAAGGAAATCAAGATAAATAATGGTAAAATAAATGATATTAATGAGAGCAACATGATATATATTAAGGTTATTAATAATAAAATAAACGATTTAGAAGTCTTTTACAATGAAAAATTAGAACTTTTAAAAACCTCTTATGAGAATGATAAAGAAGAATATAATAAAATGTATGAACTATTAAATAAAAAAATAGATGATATAAATGAAACTACAAAAAATAAGATAGAATACAATATGGAAATGGTAAGCGAAAAAATAAATAATATTAATAGTATAAATAATGAGAAATTTATTAACTTTGAAAAGAAAATAGACAATAAGATAAATAATACCATTGAATTTTTAAATAAAAAAATGATGAAAGAAATTGATTGTAGAGATGAGAAAATAATGAATATAAATAAGAATGTTGATAATATCTATAAAGATGTAGTAATATTAAAAGATAGTAATCCCCAGTCTAAAAATCTACAAAAAATAATCCAGAAATTAACGGACAAAGTTTCGCTCATTGATAGTCATTTTAAGTTTAATTTACCTAAATAATTTATTCTAAAACCCCCAGAGATAAATAATTATTTTTTTTCTTCAATAATAATAGAATAATAAAGAAATAGAATGGATAATATCGGTGAAAATGAAAAACCTAAAAAGAAGCTAACGGCATCGGCAGTTTTAAAAGAGTTTAACCTCTCTCCTGAGGAGGCGTATGAGATGTTGAATGAAATATATTCCGCATTAGAAAAAGAGGGCGATGAACCCGTAGAATAATCATTCAATATTATCTAAATATAGTTGCTTAAAATTTCTTCTGTACCTTAAATAATTTTCTTTTTGTTCGGTATCAATTACAAGACACCCAAACTTACTATTTTCATCATTTTCATTCTCTTCTGTGGCTTCTCTAAATAATTTTTCAAATGCTTCTCTTGATAGGTCGCTACATACTTCGCTATGTATTCTACCAAGTTCTCTGCTTGAATTAACTTTAAAAAACACAAAGGCATTGGCACTTCCTCTTGCTCTTATGGGGGTTTTATAATAATTTTGACCCAACCAGATTGTAGAAATGTTATGATGGCGACCTTTGACGAATAACTCATTAACCTTCCGCATATTAGCCTCATCTAATTCTTGTATATCATCAAGTAATACAATATTTCTTTTATGTTTATTTACATTTTTTAAATGAAACGATGACATAGTTTCAAATAATCTAAATTTAGACGGGAATAACTCGGCTAAATCAACTATTAAGTCATATTTTGGCTGTAATCTAATTGTAGAACAAACAATATATAAACAATCGTATTTTAAATATTTTAAAAGTAAATTCATTGTTAATATAGTTTTACCGCTACCACTACGCCCGATTACAACAGCACGAAAGGGGTGTTTGAATGTTAAAAATTCATTTGGGTCTTCGCAGTCACTTTTTTTATCACATATTACTTCCTCTACATTGCTAATATTCCAGTCAAAATTACAACTATCGGCCATATCAAATAAATCATTGGTGTTTAATCTTTTAGTTTTTTCAAACATATTTTATTATCTATTATTATATTAGATAAATAAAAATAATAAATGCCATCTTTTAGCGAAGTTGTAAAATCCCATAAAGAGATGAGAGATACTATTGCGAAAATAGAAGCGTTAAAAAAAAATATTAGAACAAAGGAAAAAGAGTTTAATCCAGATCAAGAAATAGCATTAAGAAGCAATCAAATAGGAATATCAGGAGAATCAAATGAGGCAAAGAAGATTATAGATGATTTGGTTTCAAATAATGTTGGTAATATTATAGTTTTACTTAAAACTTTATTGGAAGGTGTTAAAAGTAAGGAATTAAGCCCGTATAGTGCTCTTGTTTTATGGAGTGATATTCGCCCGAAAATAGGAACATCTTACTATTCTTCGGGAATAGTAGACGCTACTAATAATTTATCAACTATATTTAACGCATCACAAACAAAAGATGGTTATACAAAAACTGAATTAAAAACTATTGAGGGATTAATAGATATAATAAATAAAGAAATAAGCAATCAAACATATCCCCCAGTACAAGTCAGCGATATTAAAGTAGAAATTGATAGATTATTACAAACCCTAACAAGAATTTTACCAACATCAGCGGGAGTACCACCAGCAGGAGCACCAGCAGGAGCACCACCAGCAGGAGTACCACCAGCAGGAGCACCGACGACACCTTCATCTGGAATTTTATCAACCTTATCATCATATATGCCTTCATTGGGAATGTTATCGCCATCATCAGCACCACCAGTGCCTCCTGTTTTAAATATAACATCATCGGGAGACGATATATTAAAAGATGTAGAGAATTTAGAAGTAAAAATGAAAGCACTTAATTTAGAAGTAAATGTAATAAATAAAACTATAAAAGACAATGAGTCAAAAATACCATTAAAATCTAATGACGCTGATTTGAAAAAAGAAATCAAAGGCGTTGATGATGATGAAAAAGAATTAAATAAAATAACCAAAGAAAACGAGAAATTACTAAAAGAAGCAAAAAAAGCAAATAGTAGCGTTAGCTCAACAGGGGGATTATCTTCGGCAGCGTTAAAAGAATTAAGAAAAATACAAAAAGAGATAAATGATAATAATTTAAAAGCAGAAAACATAAAAATAAACGCACAAGCAGTATCTACTAAAATATTTGGCATTTTAGCAGCAATACCAGTAGCATCAGCGGCGGCAATAGCTCTCGGGTCTCCAAAACCACCTATTGAATCGGCTGCGGCTGCGGCGGCAACAAAGCCACCAAGTTCATCCACACCATCTTCGCCATCAACATCGGCCGTACCATCATCGCCATCAACATCGGCTGTTCCATCATCAACAGCATCAACACCAGCACCAGCACCATCACCTGCTGCGGGTTCTCCAAAATCACCAAAACCAGCATTTATACCATTAGAATTTATGTTGAGTAAAGATGAAGCAGAACAAGTATTGAAAACCGACGATTTAAAGAAGACACAAAAATTTAAGGACTTAAAAAACCACATATCTAAATTACAATATATTAAAGAAGAAAACGGACTAAATCGTTTTACTATATCCTCAAATATTTTAGCCGATTGGTTGGCGGTATTATGGCTTATAGGTCAATTTAAAGGCACACAATTAGAATATTTAAGTGATATGTTTAAAGAAACACCAAAAAAAGAAAGTATAGAAAAACTTGATAAATCAACTTCAAAATTGAAAACAGCCCAGAACAACCAAGATAAAAGAATGAAAGATTTCCCTTCGTCTGTATTTACAAAAGACATAGTAAGTGGTAGAATGAAACCATATACAAAAAAAATTGTTGATGAAATATTCCCTAAAACAGGTTCAGGTATGAAAAGAGGGAAAGGATTAGGTAATATGAAACAAATTATATCAAGAACAGAAGATTTAATGTCAGTAGCACAAAAAGGACATAAAACAGCGGAGGTTAGAAATGAATTAGATACACATTTATCAATGTTAATAGATAAAAAGAAGATAACCCCCCAATACAGAGATACTATAATGAAAAAATTATTCCGTTAATAATAGAGTATGGAAGAAAAAATTAAATACAAAAGGGGTGGAAATCCTAATTCATTATCGTCACTAGTACAAGGACGAATAAAAAGTTTAGAAACGAGGAGGAAAAATAGAGATATTAGATTAATGATGTACGATCATCAAAAAGCAGAAAAAGAAAAAAGAGTATTAAATTTAGAATTAGAGATATTCAAAATAAAACAGCGTAGAGCGGAGGATGAATATTGTAATAAATTAATGGATGCTGAATATTATCCAATATCTAAAAAAAATCTAAACATCATAATAAGAAATGTTTTTAATAAATAGGAGATGGTATTAATTACTGAAAAAATTAAAGAGATAGTTAAAAAATCAAAGGAGAGGAAAAATAAAGAGTTAGTAAAGTTCATTTATAAATATACTATTATAAGTTTTGATTAATTTTTATCTTTATTATTAATAGAATATAATAAAAATGTATAATCTATATATTAATACGACAGGAAGTAATAATAAAGGTACTTTTAAAATAGATTATAGAAATAAACCATTATTTTTTGAAGAAGGAACGAAAATAGCATTTAATAATATGTTAATGTATAATTCAATAAATAATATATCAGCAAATCTTGGTAATAATGTAATATATATATTGGTTGAAAAATATAATATTGATGGAACAGAGATGGTTTATGATGGTTTTTTACCAGTTAAAAAATCAGGAGCAGTAGCGGATAGCGAAGGGTTTTTTCAAACTTCGGTACAATCGCAAAAAGATTACCCCGAGTTTGAAGATGTATATGTTAAAGAATTTACAACAAATAAAATATATAAAATTATTTTGCCTGACGGGCAATATTCAATAGACGCTCTTGATGAGGCAATCGCTTTGAGAATGATAGTGGATATAGACCCTAATACAAGATTACATAGTATCAAAGACGATGATTCAAGGGTATTAATGATTACAGCCGACCCTACATACGGAAAGGTAAAATTTATGTTTGATTATTATACCGATAATTCTTCTTTAAAACAAAAATTTGATATAGTATTCCCTGTAAATAATTTTGATATAAAATCATCAATTGCTAAATTTCTTGGAGTTCATACTATGACAGCAAAACATAATTTAGAAATACAGGATGGTAATACACCTACTGGAATAACAGAGGAATGGTATTCTTATAATAAAAGTAGTGCTCCCGACACAAGCGGTTTAGCATTAGAAAAAGCCGATGTTAATAATGGTATTACATCTCTAAATATTAGAATCCGTGGAGGTTTATTTAATGGTGGATATGATTCATTATCACATGAAAGCGACACATTACATAGTTTCAATATCACGGCATCCCCGGGTTACCCCCAAGATATTTCGCCAAATAGTTTAGTATTTTTAGATATATTAGCTGTGAATCGTCCTATAAATTATTTAGATTTCCGCATAACAGACCAAAACGGACGAGAAATAGGAGAAGATATAACGGAAGATTTAAGCATGGTAATAACTATTAAAGAACCCAGTGATTAACCGCTTAAAAAAAAATATCTTAAAATATTAGAGTATGATTTCATTAAACAAAATCCCTAAATGGATGATAAACGCTGATAATAATTTAAAAAAACATAGTAAAATAACCGCACCAGAACCAGTAAAGCCATTAGAAGAAGTATTTGAAGAATTAAAAATAGAAGAACCTAAACAAACTAAAAAACAAAATAAAAAGAAAGTTGAAAAAATAGATAGTGAAGATGATGAATATGAACCACCTAAAAAATTAAAAAAGAAAAGTAAAAAAAAGGTATATGTATCAAGTGAAAGTGAGAATAGTGAGAATAGTGAAAATAGCGAAGATGAAGATTATGAAGAGAAAATTAAAAAATGTAAAAATTTAAAAAAGTACTTTAAAAAATAAATGTTTTTAAAATTATTTTTTTTTCTGTGTTAATAATAGAACGAAAAATTAAGATGGATATTGAAACATTCGCAGAATATTATATGAATCCAGTATCTATGGATGAAGAACAAGCCCCGCTACCCCAGATTTACAAAGATATATCGGTATTGAAAATTACCCCAGAGGAGAATATCCAAGCAGGACGCAAAACCTATACTTTTATCAATAAGAATTTAGATATTATCACTATGCCACACGAAGCGTATTTATATGTAGTAACAACTAACACTTTTGGTGCGGAAGCTGATGCGGAAAAAAGAAGCACTATATCTATACCATCAACAACTGGTTTAATTGATGGTTTTGATTTTATGATTAATGATACTACTATTTGTACTCAAAATAACTCTCTTCCATCTACCCTTTATGCTGTGAATAATGGTTTATACGCTGCCGAAACTCGCCAATTAGACCATATTGGATTAAGCGACCCTACAAAATCACCTATCAATATTCAAAAACAAAAATATAAATCAGGTGGTTGCGAATGGATTGTCCCGCTAAAATTCTTTATACCATTCCTTAAAGATAATAAAGTACTATGGGGTGTAAAGCAAACTCTAAAAATTACTACTGCTGATGTTGCTAATATTTTATATAAAACCGATACTGGTCTTAATGCGGCAAGTACTGAAAAATTTGAAATAAACTCTCTTGAATTGCGTATGCCCTATGTAAAACTTGAAAATCAAAAGAATGTAGCACTATGGGAACGATTGTATAATAAACCTGTAAATCGTTATTGGTTAGATGTTGACCAGTTTTGGTCTTCTCCCATCGCAAATAATGTAGGGCAATCTAACAGCACATTCCGTGTAGCAACAAAAGGATTAAACTCCAAGCCACGATGGCTTCTATTACACGCTGTTAATGATAATGGTACTAATGTTGAAAAGCATAAACCTATGGGTTTTGGAAACGATAAGGCTGCTGAATATAATGATTCTTTTAATACTATCCGTTTCAAAAAACTCCGTGTAAAAATCAATGGTATTTATATTGATAATGGTGATGTAATGGAGTTCTTTTCTGTTGATGCTGGTGGCGGTGATAGTGTATTTGGAACTACTACAAGCGGTAAAACAGCGTCAAATCCCGAAACCAGTAGCCCTTGGGTTCATTATCGTGAATATGCTCGTTCTTATGATGATTATTGTAAGTTCTTCGGTCAATACTATTCTAAACGGGCATCTGTCAAATCATTTACTCAATGGTTGAACGAACAATTATTCGTTTTTGACTTAAACAATATTGACAACGAACAAATCTTCCAAAATTCAGGAAATGCTCTAATCATTGAGATTGAATATTCAACTTATAAGGGAACAAGTGATGCCACTAAAACATTTAAACTCGTTGCTAATGTTCTATATGATAAACAAATGCTAATCAACCATAGCGAAAATAAGGCTGTTATTACTCTAACTTAAAAAAATAATAGTAATTTTTTTTTAATTTCATAAAAATATTTTATTATGTTAATATAGAAACGAAAAAAAAGAATGCATGTTAAAAAACAAAAACGAGGTGGGTTTATTCCCGCTGCCGCTCTCGCTGGTTTAGCGGGTCGCGCTGCTCTATCATGGGCAGTACCAAAAGCATTAAATATGATGACAAAAAGGAAGAAAGGTAAGGGTGTTATGTTACAAGGCTCAAAAGGTGGAGCGTTATATATGCACGGAAGCAAACCAAGTGGCGGTCGTAGAAGAGGTGGGGCGTTGTATATGGCAGGTGCTAAACCCGGGCGAGGTATCAAAGAAATGGTATCCGCAGCGGTAAAAAATCCAATGGTTCAAAATCTTATTAGAAAAGGCAAAGATGAGTTAAAAAGACATGCAGTATATGCTATTGAAAATCCTCAACAAGCATATAAAAATGTTAGAAAAATGGTTACTGGTAAAGGTGTAAAAAACAAAATGAAATCATTACGAGTAAGAGGGCGTGGATTGTCTAAAAAAGTTGGAATAGAGAGTGCCCAAGCAGGAGGAACTACTGGTATTACTATCTCCAAAGTCTTTAAACCCAATGCTGCTTTAAAAGAACCATTAACTTTTAAAGAAATAAAAAAAAGAGTTGTATAATAATAGAAGAAAGATGAAATTGAGGAAACTTACATTAAAACAAATATTTGAAAACGAAGACACATTACCCGCAACATATAACACGGAGCTAATAGAATATTTAAAAAAATATGATGGTAAAAATGGGTATGTATTTTCTGGTGTTATAATGAGTAATGAAGTAAGTAAAATAGAGATTAAAGAAAAACAATTTTTTATAGTTAATTATGATAAAACGAATGAGCCGGGGTCTCATTGGGTTGCGATAGTAAAAGATAGAGGAGAAGTATATCACTTTGGTTCGTATGGTGTTCCACCGATACAATCAATTAAAGCAAAATTTAGTAAATATAAATTATTATATAACGATAGACCCGTACAATTATCTGGAACTAATATTTGCGGTCATTTATGTATAAATTTTATAGAACATATGATATTATTAAAACGCCGTACTTTCTATAATTTTATTACTGAATGTTTAAAATATAGTAATAGATATAAAAAGGACACATAATAAAATATATATTTGCTAATAATAGATATGGGCTTATTAACTAAAAGTTCGTTAAAATTTATTGTGGAGCATATGCCAGAAGTGCGAAAAAAACGATTAATTAAAGAAAGAGAGAAACGACAAGAACAGAAAGAGTTAGATAAAAAAGTGAAAGGCATTAATTTACCTCTTAAAAAAATGAGCAAGTTACCGGCGTCAGATATTTTACGTTTATTATTTACGATGAAAGAACAAAACCAAGAATTCACTTTAACTTAATTTAAATTATTTTTTTATAAAAATTGATATAAGATTTTTAACATATAATAACATAATATAAATGCCGAGACTTCCAATTGACTACTCTAAAACCATTATGTATAAATTAGTTCATAAAGATGATTTAGATGACGTTAATATATATGTAGGACATACAACTAATTTTACAGAAAGAAAGAGAGCACATAAAACTACTTGTAATAATTTTAAACGTAAAGAATACTTTTTTAATGTATATAGATTTATAAGAGATAATGGCGGGTGGGGTGAATGGGAAATGTTAAAGATTGAAGATTATCCATGTAAAGATGTTTATGAAGCGAAAAATAGAGAAAGATATTGGATAAAAGAATTAAAACCAATATTAAATACAAACGAACCTTGTAGAACCGAAAAAGAATGGCGTACGGCAAACACTCAACGTCTAAAAGAATATAATGATAAATACAAAGAAGAAAATAAAGAACAATATAAAAAATTGTATAAAAAATGGTATGAAATTAATGGTGATAAAAAAAATGAGAGAAAAAGAGAAAAAGTGGAATGTGATAAATGTAAAAATATAGTGTCAAGAAATTATTTAACAGAACATAAAAAAACTTTAAAATGTCAAAATCACGGGTCGCAATAAATAAATTATTTTTTTATATTCTATATGTAGATAATAGAAATAAAAAATGTCGTGGCGTGATGCTTTAAAAGAATATAGTAATATGAACGGGCAATATGTTATACCAAAAAAGGGAACAAAACAATATGATGAGGTAAAAGCTATACAAGACAAATTAAAAGGTTCTCCCGCCTCACTAGTAACCGAACCAAAAACAACTAAAACAACTAAAACAACTAAAACCAAACCAAAAAAAGGTAAAGGGATAAAAGAAACATTTATTAAGGTAGTTCAAAAAATTAATGATACTATTGATAAAAATATAGAACCAGTACCCGAAGATATTCCATTAGCGACAGGCGAAATGCACGCTAAAAAAGTAGTTAAAAGGGATGGTAAAATAATGAGGCAGTCATATAATTATGCAGGACCCGGAACGCAAGTTGAGAGACGATTAGCCCAAAATATTCAACCTATTGATGGTATAGACGCAGCCGCCAAACAACACGACATAGACTATACATTAAACTTTCAAAAACGAATGAAGCGAGGAGAGAAAGTTTCAAAACAGGAGGTTCAAATGGCAGATAAAAAGTTTGTAGATAGTGTTAAACAAAATAAGGCAGATAATCCTGTATTTGCGGCGGTCATTCCTCCCGTATTTAAGGCAAAAGAAATAGCTGAAAATGTCGGTGCTTTATCTCATACGGCTTTTTTTGACCCCTCCACAGGCTCGGGAGTTATGAGTGATACTAAACTAAAAATGATAAGAAAAAAAAAAGTATAAAAATTGATGGGTTAATCCCTTATAATTAATTATATATGCCTATAATAGAGATGCCGCCAAAGAAGAGTAATAATAGTAATAACAATAACAATAAAACAGAATATTACATAGATAAATATAAGGTTTTGTCAATCTATAAAAAGATAAAAATTATAGATGATGATTTAAAAAAAAAGTTAGAAGATATTTACAATAATAATGTATGGGATTTAAAAAAACTTTTCAATAATCTAAATGAGATAAATGATGAAACCGGTAAATCCAACGAGAACCCGTGGGAAAATGGGATACAATATTTAGATTATAAGCCAATACCAAGAAGGATTAATAAAGTATCGCTCAATGATTTTATGAAAGGAGAGTATAAAGGTAAATTCGTAGATAAAAAACCAAATGCTATAAAAACAGAAGAGAAATATGCTAAACGAATTAAATTTTATACTAAAACATTTGAACCTTTTCAAAAATATCAAGATACAGATGATTTAAAATGGATAGTAAAAGAAAATAGAGCACTTCTATATGAAATTATGAAATATAATAATGAAAAAAATAATAGTTTATCATCGCTAAATATTGATTTAAAAACTATGGTAAGAGTAATTAAATTATTATTAGGAGATAAAGATGAGTTAAGGTATAAATATACATCATTACAAAATTCATTAACTAATATAGAAAATCTCAAAGATGATGATAATAAAGTATTAAGTAAGAATGAATTAAATCAATTTGTACCATACGAACAATTATTAAAGATAGTAGATATGTTAGAACAAAATTACAATGATAAATTAGATAAAGTATTAAATGGAACAGATGCGAAAATAATAAAGCATCCCGTAGAAGTATTTCAAGCCCACCAGTTATATCTCGCTGTTGCTTTGAATGTGTTAGATTATCCATCAAGAAGTGAGAAATATAATATGGATTTTATAGAAAATGAAAAAGACGCAGAGAAAGATAAAAACTATGTATTAATACAAAAAAATAGTAATGTTTGTAAGTTAATATTTAATCAAGAGATTAAAGGGCACGATCCAATATCATATAATTTAAATTCTAAATATATTGAAGGTCTCAATAAGCGTCTAAATAAATTATTGAAATATAGCTATAAAACATATCCAAGAAAACATTTATTTATTAACCAGTTGTCGTACGAAAAAGGAAAGTATGTAAAAGTATCAGGTGATTCAGTCAGCAAATGGGTGAGTGACTTATTAGATAATAAAAATATGGGCGTGAATGGTTTCCGTAGTTCATTTGTCTCGTATTACTTGCCTAAGATGAATAATAGTCAAAAAACAATTATGGCGTACCGCATGAGGACGAGTGTAAATATTATGAGTAGAAGTTATTATAAACAATATACATCGCCTGACGATTTGATTAAAGTAAAAATAGACCCTGATATGATATTAGAAGCAAATACAAGTGTAGGGACTTCAAAAAATAATGCGTTTAATATAAATGATGATACATCACCAAATAATAAAAAAAGTAAAGATATTGAACTATCACCTGATATTCTAAATGTGCCTAAAATAAAATTAACAAAATATGAAAGAAGGAAGGTTAATTTCAATAAATGGATAAATACAGGAAATAATCGTGAAAAACATAGGGAGCGTGTAAAAGAACATAGCAAAACAGATAGAGTATATGCTTTAAGAATAGTTAGAGAATTGAATAATGGAATCCAAGATTATAAAAAGATTAAACCAGAAACTATAAAAAAATATCAAATTAAGATTAACGATGAAGGAAGATATTATACTGATATAAAATAAAATTAATCAATACCTTCGTCTTCTTCGTCTTCTTCTTCTTCTTCGCTTTCTTCTTTATCATTTTCTTCTTGTAAATCTATCAACATTAAAGCAAACGGCGATGAGGTGTTGTATGTTTTTTTAACATCAAATGTTACTTCCGCTTCTAAACGCAAACTTCCACCGCTACAATCATATTTTAAATCAAAATTAAATACAGCCGTACAATAAGTAGGGCGGTCATCGTCGTTAATATAATAAACATGAACCACAATTTCATCATCGTCGTCTAATTCTTTAAAATATTTATATTTAACATCGTCTAAAATCCCCCATTCCTTCATAAAACCGATAGTGAGGCGGCAAAGGAACTCTGTATCCATATTGTGTTTGATAATGATTATTGTAAATACCCCCAATCAATTTTTATTTTTCTGCCTTAAAAAAATATAAAAAAGTAATAATCTTTTCTGTGGGGGGAGTACGATAAATTAGATTTTAAGATATAATAATAACAGATTAATAATTTTCATCATATTTTTTAAATTATCATACTTCCCCCAAATAATAAAAAGAGAGTACATAATTACATTTTA